GAAAAGCTATTGCATTGTCTCTAGTTTTCGGATATTAATTTAAAAGGAGAATAAAAAATGGCAACACCGAATCTTGTAAATATAGCAACGATAACACCTAAGAATGCTATGGGTAGTTTATCTGATACAAACAGAACTACAATGATTGACGTACCTGCAGAAACTGCAGTAAGAATTGACACAATATTATTAGCAAACATTGATGGGACTAATGCTGTTGATGCAACAGTAGAAATTAGTAATGACAATGGATCAACTTATTATAAAATTGCAAGTACAATATCTGTACCTGCAGATTCAACATTAGATTTAATTGGTAGACCTATCTATTTAGATGAAACAGATTTAATAGCTGTTACAGCTGGCGCAGCCAACGACTTAGCTTTTCATGTTTCATATGTAGAAATGGTAGATTAATTTTAAGGAGGAAAGATAATTAATGCCTAGAATAATTAAACCAGCAGTAGGAAGTTTTACAGCATCAAACATAACTGTTGACTCATCTGGAAGAGTTGTAGCAGCAACCTCAGGTGCAGGTGCAGCTAACATGGTTAAAACTTTTGAAGCATCAACTGATGGAACTGCAACATTTACAGCTCAAGCCACAACAAGTAAAATTCACGTATATTTGAAAGGTGCTGGTGGTGGCGGTGGAGGTGCCTCATCAGGAACTGGAAAAATTGGTGGACTAGGTGGATTTGGATTTTTTAATATACCTGTATCACAACCTTATTCTGTGCCTTTTACATTAGGTAATGGAGGAAGTGGAGGACAATCTGCTTTATCACCTACTACTAATGGACAAGCTGGTACAGCTTCTAGTTTTAATACAAATCTAGTTGCAAATGGTGGCGGTGCTGGTGGAACTAATACTGGAAGTATAGGAACCTCTGGAACTTTATCAAATGAAAACATTGCTTACATTGATGGAAACCCTTATTCTGATGCCTCTGGAATTTCTGTATATGGCCAAGGTAGTTCAAGAATTCCAACTGGTTCTCCAGATCTTGTTGTTGGTGCAAGTAATGTTAGCACTAATCTTGGTGATGTAAGATACCAAGTTGGTGGAATAGGTGGAAACGGCGGATCAGGACCACAAAACCCTGGACACTATGGTGGTTCCGGTGGAAAAGATGGATCAGTAGTTGTGTATGAGGATATAGGTTAATATTATGGCTTACATAGTTTTTAAAAATGAACAAGGCACACCTAAATCTTATGAAAGTTTTATTGCAGCTGCAAAAACAGATGAAGATTTATTATTAATTAATAAATCAAATCCTATTACGGTTCAAACTGTTGATATAACAGATGCAGAGTATGATGCTTTTTTAGATGGATCTAAAGAATTAAGAATAGAAAATGAAAGTGTTTCTTTTGTTGATCCTCCAGAAAACACTGAATTACAAACGTCTCATGCAAAATTACAAGCTAATTTAGATGAATATAAAGACAGATTAAACCATGCTATGAGTAAAAAACCAACTCATTCTCAAACAAGTAAATTACAAGAAGCTCTTACTTTTGTAAATAGTCTTGATGCATCAAGTTACACTTACCCTACAACAAGTCTTTACAATAGATGTAGAGAAGCAGGAAAGTGGATTAATTTTCACGCTATATAAAAACCTTTACTTTTTAATATAAGTATATATATTTCTATTCAGAATTATGAAAGATAATATAATACAATTTTTGTATCCTAAAAAAACTAAACCTGTTCTTGAAAATGCTTTTCCAATAAAAGCTGTACAGAATATACCTGAATGGTTTAAAAAATTAGAACACTCAAATAAATTAAAAACTATAAAAGGCTGTATTCCTGTTTTAGATTCACTATCTGCTGGATATATATTAAGAATGCCACAAGATTTTTATTTAAAACATAATTATACTCAAGGCACTCAAAAAGATTCTTCTGTTAGGTTTTCATATGGAATGGAACCAGCACATATTCATAATTTAGGATTAAATTTAAACACTAATAATCCAGCTATTCACCCTTTAAAACAATTAGGTGGTAAAGAAGGTGGGTGTCCTTTTATTGAAAAAAATAAAAATTTACCTCTTTATAAAATAGTTAACCCTTTTAAAATTAAAACACCTCCAGGATACTCGTGTTTATTTGTTCCCCCATTAAACAACAGAGATGATAGGTTTGAAATTATATCTGGAATAGTTGATACAGACACTTTTCCCACTTACATTAATTTTCCTATTGTTATAAATGGGGATAAATACCCTACTTTAGAAACAGTTATTGAACAAGGAACTCCTTATGCACAAGTAATACCTTTTAAAAGAGATAATTGGAAAATGAAAATAAAAGAAGATGAAGTAGAAAAAGCAGTTAGTGATTTATCAATATTAAATAAATTAATTTATGTATATAAGAATTTTTTTTGGAGTAAAAAATCATGGAAATAGATAAATTTATTAAAGTATATGATGATTGTTTTGAAGTTGAAAAAGTTGCTAGTCTAGTAAAATATGCAACTAACAAAATAAAATTTCAAGATGCAGGAACAATAGGGTTAGATCCTAAAAAACCCACTGTAGAAAAAACTATTAGAAATACAGAGGTCTATGGTTTTAATATGGATAGTGATAGTTTAACTTCAATGCATTGGGGTCATTATTTACGTCGTATTGTTTCTAATTGTTTTCATAGATACAACAAAGAATTTAAAACTTCAGCTACAGTTATATCATCAGTAGAAATTTTAAAGTATAAAGAAGGTGGTTTTTATAAAATACATACTGATCATCATGCTTCAATTCCTAGAACTTTAAGTGTAATTATATTTTTAAATAACGATTATGAAGGTGGAGAGTTAAATTTTCATAATGTATTTAATGATGAAATATATCAAACAATTAAACCATCTCCAGGTAGATGTGTAATGTGGCCTTCTAATTTTATATACCCACATTCTGTATCATCAGTTACGAAAGGAACGCGTTACGCGATTGTATCATGGCTAACTTAAAGTGGAAATATAAAGTAATACCTAAACTTCTTAATTCAGCTGAATTAAAACTTGCTCATGAATATTGTAAACAAAGACATATAACAAATACAGATAGTTTTGATGAAAGACAAAATAATTGTGGTGATACTTATTTTTATAAAGATCCGTTAATACAAGTGTTTTTAAAAAATAAAAAGAAAATACTAGAAAAAAACATTAATTTAAAATTAAATGAAACATATACGTTTTGGCGATGTTATACGTATGGTGCTAAATTAAAAAAACATATAGATAGACCAGCTTGTGAATTAAGTGTTACAGTCTTTATTGGATCAGATGGAGAATATGAATGGCCTATTTATATGGATGGTAAAAAAATTGATTTAAAACCAGGAGATGGTGTGATATATAGAGGTTGTGATATTTTACATTGGAGAGAGCCTTATGAAGGAGATTATCACATACAAGCTTTTTTACATTATGTAGACGCTAATGGAAAATATGCAAACCATAAAGGAGATAATATAAATGAAAATCTTACAAAATAAAAAAGATGGTTCTGGTAGAATTATATTTACTAATCAAGAAATTGAAATTTTAAAAAACAAAGGTTATTTTGAAGTAAGTGCTGATGCTTTAAAACATATATCTACTCATTTAGTAAAACTAGCTGCTGAAATTCATGAGTATTTACCAGAAGAAACTCTTTCAGTAGAGTCTTTTGAAAATCAGCATATACAACTTGAAGAAAAATAATCCGTAGATTTTAACAAAAATCTATAATATAGTCCCGATATGCTACAAAAAATAGGATTTCAGCCAGGTATTAATAAACAGATCTCAGAAACCGGAGCCGAAGGGCAATGGGTAGATTGTGATAATGTTAGATTTAGGTATGGTACACCTGAAAAAATAGGTGGTTGGAAACAATTAGGAACTGATGATTTAACAGGAGCTGCTAGAGGTTTACATCATTTTGTAAATAGTTTAGGTAGAAAATATGCAATCATAGGAACTAATAGAATTTTATATGCATATTCAGGAGGTATATTTTACGACATACATCCTATCAAATCTACAACAACTTTAACAAGNGCATTTAGTACAACTAATGGATCACCTACAGTTACAATAACTTTTTCAAGTGCACACAATATACAAGAAGACGATATTATTTTATTAGATAATTTTACATCAATTACTAACTCTGATTTTGGCGCATCTGATTTTGATGATAAAAAATTTATGGTAACATCTGTACCATCAACTACAACTTTAACAATAACGATGCCTTCTAATGAAACAGGAAGTGGCGCAACAACATCTGGTGGNATAAGAGTTCAACATTACTATCATGTCGGTCCCCCAGTTCAGGCAAAAGGATTTGGATATGGATTAGGATCTTGGGGAGGTGAAGCAGCTGGTGCAACCACATCTACTTTAAACGGTGCTATAACTGATTCTGCAACAAGTCTTACATTAGCAGATGCATCTTTATTTCCTAGTACAGGAACTAACTTTGTTATTATAGGATCAGAAGAAATTTCTTATACTGGAGTTACCAGTAATACTTTAACAGGTTTAACAAGAGGAGTTGCTGGAACAACAGCAGCATCTCATAGCGATGGNGCAACAGTTACAAACTCAACAGATTATATTGCTTGGGGTGAAGCAGCATCTGGTGATTTAGTTATTGAACCTGGTATGTGGTCATTAGATAACTTTGGTGACAAAGCTATTTGTTTAATTCACAATGGTAGTGTTTTTGAATGGGATTCATCTTTATCAAATGCTACAACTACAAGAGCAACAATTATATCTGGAGCACCNACAGCGTCACGTCATATGATCGTATCTACTCCCGATAGACACTTAGTATTCTATGGCACAGAAACAACTATAGGTGATACAACAACACAAGACGATATGTTTATTAGATTCTCGGATCAAGAAGATATTAACACGTATACACCAACAGCAACCAATACAGCTGGCACACAGAGACTGGCTGATGGATCACGGATCATGGGTGCCATTAGAGGTAGAGATGCACTTTATGTTTGGACTGACACAGCTTTATTTACACAACGTTTTGTAGGTCAGCCATTTACTTTTGCGTTTGCACAAGCTGGAACTAACTGTGGATTAGTTGGACAGAATGCATGTGTAGAAGTTGATGGTGCTGCATATTGGATGTCAGAGAATGGCTTCTT